AGAACAAAAGCTTAGTGAAGGTGTATATCCAGAACACATGGTGTATCTTAAATCAGTAAAGCTTTGTGGTCAAGCAGATTTAGTTGAAGTAGTTAATGGGCAAATTAACATTCATGATTACAAAACAAATAAAGAAATAAAAGATAAAGGGTTTACTAATTGGGAAGGTATAACTAATAAACTTTATAAGCCGGTTAATCATTTAGATGATTGTAATCTTAAACATTATAACCTACAACTCAGTATTTATGCGTATATTATTAAGAAGCATAACCCCAAATTAAAAATTGGTAAACTGACAATACAACATGTAAAGTTTGAAACAGTAGGTGAAGATAGTAATGGTTATCCTATTAGTAAAATACTTAACGGTGAACCAGTTTTACAGGAAGTAAAGATTTATGAACTCCCATATCTAAGAGATGAAGTTAGTTCTCTGATGACTTGGCTAAAAGATAAAAAATAATGGCAACAGTAGTAACTTTAGTACAAGTACAAATAGCAAATAATTCTACAAATTCAGAACAATATATAGTTGAAGGTTCAGGTACAACAATTTCACTAAATAGAGAAAACATTATTGGTGTGACAGATTACTGGGATTTCTTATGTAGAAATGTAGAAACAGGAGCTCCTACTCCAAGATACTTAAATGCTAGGCTTGTATACTTATCAACATCTGTGTTACCAGCTTTAGTTGTAAGTAATAGTAAATCATCAATTGCAGAATTAATAGCACAAAACCCACCAATATGATAGTTAGATTATTTGATATACAAAACAGTAAAGTAATTCCATCAGAGCATTGCTATGCGTTACCATTTTTAAAATCAATAATGACTGAGTATCCTGATACTTATATGCAAGTTTATCAATATGTTTTTTACATGAGCTGTCCTAATCCTGATCTTAATCCATTTTTTAATCTTCCTGAACATGAGAAAGAAGATATTATTATTGAGGAAGTAGCATTAGAAGAGTCACCTGAAGATAACAAAATTAGATATGCATTAGACATGTGTAAGAAAATGTATGAGACACCTACATACAGAGCATATGTGGGTATTAAATCTATGCTTGATAGATTGGCAAAGTATATGGAAGTTACTGCAATAGAACACGGGAGAGACGGTAATATAAACTCTATGGTTAATGCAGCAGCAAAATTTGAGCAGATAAGACAATCATACAAGGGTGCTTTTACTGACATGCAAAATGAACAAGAAAGTTCAGTGCGTGGTGGAGCAGGTCTTGCTTATGATCAAGTTTAATGAGTAGTAAAGATTCCTCTTGGCATTTTTGCTATTGGGATGAACCAACATTTAATAATCATAAACCAAAAATAAAAGAAAATGGCACAACAAGTAATTCCAGTAGGAAAAAAGATTCTGATAAAACAAAAAAAAGCAGCAACAAAAACTAAATCTGGTTTATATCTACCTGAAGTAGCACAAAAGAAAGAGTATAAGGGCACTGTAGTAGGAATAGGTCAATCAGTTGAAGAAATACAGATTGGAGATGTTGTTCAATATACAGAACATTGTTTACCAACTAGAATGCAACATGAAGGGGAAGAACATTTACTCATTCAAGAAGGAGATGTATTTGCAATACTGTTTGATGTAGCGGATGTATAAAGTAGTTCCTACATATAACAATGGAATTTGGGAAACTACTGAGTTTATAACTAAAGAAGATTTTATAGACTATATACTCAGTATATTTAGTGAACCAGGAGAGTATGGTTTTACTAAAGTAACTATAATGTTTAATGATGAAGCAAAAGCATTTAATAAACAAGGATTCTATTGTAATAAACCATTTAGATCAAAAGATTTTACTAACTATTGGGAAGATCAAAAGACTAAGTGTAGAGAAGGTGTAATATATAAAGATGGTAGTAAAAGTTTCTTTCTTACAAGAGACTATTATATGTGGTTAAACTTTTTACCAATCTTTGATAAAGAAGAAAAAAAGTATGGTTTTGCTAAGGTAAGAGATGCTCAATATCACATGGCACTTTATGAGTTACTAGCTGAACTAAACAATAAACATTCTGCAATACTTAAAAAACGTCAGATAGCTTCTTCATATTTTCATATGGGTAAAATTATTAATACCTATTGGTTTGAAGAAGGAAGTATATGTAAAATTGGAGCATCATTAAAAGATTTTATTAATGATAAAGGATCATGGAAGTTTTTAGATGAATATAAAACTTTCCTTAATGAACATACTGCTTGGTATAGACCAAGTAACCCAGAAAAGGTTTTACTATGGCAACAACAAATTGAAGTTAAAATAGATAACAGAAAAACAGCAAGAGGTCTTAAATCTAAAATACAAGGGGGTTCTTTTGAGAAGAATGCTACAACAGGGGTAGGGGGTCCATGTACATATTTCTTTCATGAGGAAGCAGGTATTGCTCCAAAGATGTCAGACACATATGAATACTTACGTCCTGCAATGTCTTCAGGTATGATGACTACAGGTATGTTTATTGCTGCAGGATCAGTGGGAGATTTACAACAATGTAATCCATTGAAAGAAATGATCTTAAATCCTAAAGCAAATGATATATATGCTGTGGAAACTAATCTTATGGATGCAGATGGTACAATAGGTATGGCAGGATTATTTATTCCTGAACAACATTCTATGCCACCTTTTATTGATGAGTTTGGTAATTCAAAAGTAGAAGAAGCAGTAGAAGCAATTATACAAGAAAGAGCTGGCTGGAAAAATGAATTGAATGGGGAACAATTTCAATTAAGAATTTCTCAGAAACCAATGAATATTGCTGAAGCATTTGCATATAGAAAAGCTTCTATATTTCCACAAGGAATATTAACCAGACAACAAAAAAGAATAGAAGAAAAAGAATACCCGTATGAACTACTAGAATTAGATAGAGATGAAAAAGGTATTTTTGCAAAAAGAACTAATAAGTTACCTATAACTAAATTTCCTGTTGACAAAAAACAACAAGATAAAACAGGTACAATTGTTGTATGGGAAAGACCAATAAAGAATCCAGAGTTTGGAGCATACTACGCTTCTATTGATCCAGTATCAGAAGGTAAAACAACAACGTCAGATTCATTATGTAGTATATTTGTGTATAAAAATGCAACAGAAGTTACTAGAACTACTGCAGCAGGAGATGTAGAACAATTCTTAGAAAAAGATAAAGTTGTTGCAGCATGGTGTGGAAGATTTGATGACATCAATAAAACACATGAAAGGTTAGAATTAATTATAGAATGGTTTAATGCTTGGACAATAGTAGAGAACAACATTTCTTTATTTATTCAACATATGATTGCTAGAAAAAAACAAAGATATCTAGTACCTAAACAACAAATATTATTCTTAAAAGATCTTGGATCTAATAGAACTGTATATCAAGAATATGGATGGAAGAATACAGGTACATTATTTAAAAGCCATTTGATTTCTTATGCAATAGAATTCTTAAGAGAGGTTATTGATGAGGAAACTGATATCAATGGTGTTGTAACAAATCAAACTTTAGGTGTATCAAGAGTACCAGATCCAATGTTAATAAAAGAAATGTTAGCATATTATCCTGGGCTAAATGTGGATAGGTTAGTAGCATTTGGGGCATTGGTTGCATTTGTTAAAATACAGCAGTCAAACAGAGGATATTCAAAAAGACGTGAATCAGAGGGTAAATCTTTGGTAAATTCAGAAAAAATTGGTAAATTAAAGTATAGTCCGTTCAAAAATCTTGGCCGTTCCAATACATCTAATAGTAATAGACCTAAAAGGTCCGGTTTTAAAAATTATAAATAGACATAACTAAACAAATTCAGAATGAGAGTATTAAATGCAATGCAGTTAAAGAAAGGAGCTAAGGCTGAAGGAGGTCCTACATATTCTAGTTTAACTCAGCCAATACAGTTTTTACCTACTTCAGAAAAAACTGATGATTGGGCAGCATGGAATTTAGATTGGTTAGAATTACAAGGTGTTGAGTTTTTAAAAACCAATGCACGTAGACTATTAAAAAATTATAAACTTGCTAAAGGTATAATTGACAAATCAGATTATATTGTTGAAGAGGATAATGACTATACAGAATTAATGGATGTTTTAACAAAGGAGAATGATTCTGCGTTAGAACTTAAATTTTATCCAATTGTACCTAACGTCATAAATGTATTAAGTGGAGAATTTTCTAAAAGGTATAACAAAGTACAATTTAGAGCAGTAGATGACAAGTCTTATAATGAAATGCTTGAGCAAAAGAAAGCTGAGATAGAAGAAACATTATTGGGTGAAGCAGAAAGGGAGATGATGCAAAGGATGATAGAGATGGGTATGGACCCTGAATCTAAAGAAGCAAAGGAACAGTTATCCCCTGATAATTTAAAAACCCTTCCTGAAATAGAAGACTACTTTAGTAAATCTTATAGAAGTAGTATTGAGGAATGGGCAACTCACCAATTAAATGTGGATGAGGAAAGATTCAAAATGCATGAATTAGAGGAAAGAGGTTTTAGAGACATGCTTATTGCAGATAGAGAGTTTTGGCATTTTAGAATGTTAGAAGATGACTATGATGTAGAGTTATGGAATCCAGTATTAACTTTCTATCAGAAGTCTCCAGACCAAAGATATATTTCTGATTCAAACTATGTTGGTAAAGTAGATCTAATGACTGTATCAGATGTAGTAGACATGTATGGTTATTTGATGGATGAAAAACAATTATCATCACTACAAAGAATATATCCAGCACGTTCTGCACAGTATCAAGTAAATGGTTACCAAAATGATGGTGCTTATTATGATGCAACAAGATCACATGAATGGAATACTAATGCGCCAGGTTTAGCTTATAGACAATATGCAAGTAATTATGGAGCTGATCCTGCAGCAGGTGGAGATATACTTTCTCAAATACTTTCTCAAAGTGAAGATTTAGAACAATGGGGAGATTCTAATTTATTAAGAGTATCTACTATATATTGGAAAACTCAAAGGAAAGTAGGTCACTTGACTAAAATTGAATTTGATGGAGAAGTTACTCAGGAAATAATTGATGAATCATTTAAGATAACTGAGAAAGCTGTTTATGATACTTCAATTTTTAAGAACAAATCTAAAGATACATTATTACAAGGAGAACATATTGAATGGATATGGATTAATGAAACATGGGGTGGAGTTAAAGTAGGACCTAATGTTCCTGCTATGTGGCAAACAACTATGGATGATAATGTTAATCCTATATACTTAGGTATTAATAGAAATAAACCAGGAAGGTTACCATTTCAATTTAAAGGAGAAAATTCTTTATACGGATGTAAGTTACCAGTTGAGGGAAGAGTATTCTCAGATAGAAATACTAGATCTACATCACTTGTAGATTTAATGAAAGCTTATCAAGTTGGTTATAACATGGTGAATAATCAGATTGCTGATATCCTTATTGATGAATTAGGTACAGTAATTATGTTTGATCAAAATGCATTACCACGTCACTCAATGGGTGAAGACTGGGGTAAGAACAATTATGCTAAAGCATATACAGCTATGAAAGACTTTTCAATGCTGCCATTAGATACATCAATAACCAATACTGAAAATGCTACTAACTTTAATCACTATCAAACTCTTAACATGGAGCAGACTAGTAGATTGATGAGTAGAATTCAATTAGCTAATTACTTTAAACAACAATGTTTTGACTCAATAGGTATTAATCCACAACGTTTAGGTGGAGCTGTATCTGCA